GCGCAGCCGCACGGCCTGATGTTCACGATCCGGGTCAGGCACGACCTCGACCGTTTGGTCGAGCAGTTCAGCGACGCTGAGCGGCGGCAGGTGCCGTTCGCTACGGCGCTCGCCCTGACCCGGACCGCCCACGACGCGCAGCGGGACGTCCGAGACAAGCTCCCACAGCAGTTCCACATCCGGCGCCCCTGGGTGCCGCAGGGCATCCGGGTCGAGCCGGCCCGGAAGGACAACCTCGTCGCCCGGGTCTACAGCCGGGATAGCTTCATGGCCTGGCAGGAGACGGGCGGGCGGAAGCCGTCCGGTCGTCACCTAATGGCCGTCCCGGTCGGTCGGATGCGCAGCGTCGCGGCGACCCGTGTCATCCCGCGCTCGCAGTGGCCCGGCTCGCTGCGCAACCGCCCCTCGGTCTTTCGGGAGGGCGGCACCCTGTTGGAGCGGCGCGGTCGCGGCGGCGCCGCTGCGGTCCGTGCGATCTACCTGCTGAGGCGTTCGGTCAACCTGCGACCCCGGCTGCAGCTCCACGAGACCGTCACGGCGACGGTGGGCCGGGTCTTCCCGACCCGCTTCGGCGAGGCCTTCGCCGCGGCATGGGCCGGACGTCGGACCTGACCGGGGGCCGGACCCGGCCACCGTCGCGCACAGGCGGCCCGAGAACGGCCGAGCCGACCCCGGGCCGGTGGGGTAGACCGGCCTCGGCCCTCGCCCGCCCCGTGCCCCGCCGCTGGGGCGCCGTGGCGCCATGCTGGGGGCGCATACCCCGCCCCCGAGCCCCGCGTTTGGGTCCTACCCCCGGGGGCGGCGGGGCGGGTACCGCGCGCAGCGCGGGCCTTCCCTAGCGACAGGCGCCCGAAATCATTCCCCATGGGGCCGGCATGCAGCGCGACCTAGAAATCGAGTATCGGCCCGTCGATGCTCTGGCGCCGTACGACCAGAACGCCCGCACCCATAGCCCGGAGCAGATCGAGCAGATCGCGGCGAGCATCCGGGAATTCGGATGGACCAACCCGATCCTGGTCGATGAAGAGGGCACCATCATCGCGGGCCACGGCCGGCTTGCCGCCGCGCAGGCGCTCGGCATGGCCGAGGTCCCGGTCATCGTGCTCGACGACCTGTCCGACGCGCAGCGCCGGGCGCTGGTCCTGGCGGACAACAAGCTCGCGCTCAATGCCGGGTGGGACGACGCGATCCTGGCGGCCGAGGTCAAGCGCCTGCTGGACGACGAGTTCGACGTCGGCGTGGTCGGCTTCTCGCAGACCGAGATCGACGAGATGCTCGCCAACCTGGACGAGGGCGGCGGCGGCGGATCGGGCGGCGGGGGCGGGGCCGGCGGCGCCGGCAGCTTGGCAGAGCGGTTCGGGGTCCCGCCGTTCTCGGTGCTGGTCGCCCGCGAGGGTTGGTGGCAGGACCGCAAGCGCGCATGGCTAGCGCTCGGCATCCAGTCCGAGCTAGGGCGGGGCCAGGCGCTCGACGACGCCGCGCCAGGCGGGTCGGCCCTGCCGGCCGCGGACTACGGCAAGACCAAGGCTCGAGGCGACGGGCGCGGAAGGGCGATAGGCCGTGGGTAGCGCGACGGGAAACCTGACGTTCGTCCAGGGCGACCGGGCGGTCGAGGATCTCGACCCGGTCAGCCAGACGATCCTGGCGGTCGGGTCCGGCACGTCGATCTTCGACCCGGTGCTGTGCGAGCTCGCCTATCGGTGGTTCTGCCCGCCGGGCGGACTGGTCCTCGATCCATTCGCCGGCGGCTCGGTCCGCGGCATCGTCGCCTCGAAGCTCGGTAGGCAGTACATCGGGATCGACCTTCGCTCCGAGCAGGTCGAGGCGAACCGGAGGCAGGCGGACCAGATCTGCGGCGACCCCATGCCGGTCTGGCACGCGGGGGACTCGAGGGCGATCGGCGCGATCGCGCGCGGGGCCGACGCGGACTTCGTCTTTTCGTGCCCACCCTATGCGGATCTCGAGGTCTACAGCGACGATCCGCGGGATCTCTCGACCATGGCGTACGCCGACTTCCGGACCGCCTATGCCGAGATCATCGCGGCGACCTGCGCGCTGCTGAAACCGAACCGCTTCGCGTGCTTCGTGGTGGGCGACGCCAGGGACCGGCGGGGGTTCTACTACGGCTTCCCGTGGCACACGGTCGAGGCGTTCGAGGCGGCGGGGCTCCGGCTTTATAACGAGGCCGTGTTGGTCACGGCGGTCGGGTCTCTGTCGATCCGGGTCGGGAAGCAGTTCGCGGCGAGCCGGAAGCTCGGCAAGACCCACCAGAACGTCTTCGTGTTCTGCAAGGGCGACCCGGTCAAGGCGACGAAGGCGATCGGCACGGTCGAGTTCGCCGAGCCGGAGGACGAGCCGGCCGACGCGTCGGAGTTCGGGGAGCAGCTGTGACGCCGATCGTGACGGAGCACGACGGGATCAAGGTGGTCCGCGACGATCTGTTCGCCGGCGGGACCAAGGCGCGATTCCTGCCGATCCTGTTCCGTGACGCGGACGAGATCGTCTATGCGTCGCCGGCCCAGGGCGGGGCGCAGACTGCGTTGGCCCACGTCGCGCGGCAGCTTGGGAAGCGGGCGACGATCTTCGTCGCGAAGCGGGCCCGGCCACATCCCCGCGCGCTCGAGGCGAAGCGAGTCGGGGCGAAGGTGCTGCAGGTCCATCCCGGCTACCTGTCGGTCGTCCAGGCGCGCGCCAGGGCCTATTGCGCCGCGACCGGCGCGACCCTGGCGCCGTTCGGGGTCGACATGCCGGAGGCGATCGCGACGATCGCGGCAGCGGCGCGGCAGACCGGCGCCGATCCGGACGAGGTCTGGTGCGCCGCGGGTTCGGGTGTGCTGGCGCGGTCGCTCGCAGCGGCGTTCCCACGCGCGCGGCGCCACGTCGTCCAGGTCGGGCGCGAGCTTCGGCCGACCGACGTCGCCGGCGCCACGATCCATGTCGCGCCGGTGTCGTTCGATCAGGTCTTGAAGGTCAGTCCGCCGTTCCCGTCCGACCCGCACTATGACGCGAAGGCCTGGGCGATCTGCCGGGAGCGGCGAGGGGCCGGGACGGTCCTGTTCTGGAACGTCGCCGGCCCGGCGCAGCCTTAGCGTCCGACGTTGCGGACGTGGACCGAACGGCCCTCGGCCGTGACTGCGTAGATCATCCACCGGCCGCCGCTGGCCTCGGCCTCGGCGACGACCGCCTCCTGGGTCGGCGCCTTGAGGCGGTCATACTTGCCCTGGCCCAGGAACCGGCAGGCCGTGAAGTGATCGGCGCGGGCGATGATCGACGCCTCATAGGCGTCGATCGCCGATCGACCTATCCCGCGGGCCATCGAGTTACGCCTTGGCCTGGGCGCGGAGGGCGCGGACCGCGAGGTTGCGGTAGCGGTCCAGGGCCTTCGGGCTCGACGAATAGGGCTTGATCTCGAAGGCGGTCAGCCCCGCAACGTCGCGCGCCTCGACCATGGCGACCAGGGCGGCGAGTTTCTTTCGGTACGGCGCATGCGTCTCGGCGGTGAAGTCCGGCGGCTCGGGCAGGACGCCCGCGTCGGCCGCGGCCTCGATCTGGGCGCGCTTCCCGCCGGCCGGCTTCGGCTCGGTCTTCGGCGCCTTGGCGGGCTCCGGCGCCGGGGCGGGGGCCGGCTCCGCGACGGCGATCCCACCGGCGCGAAGCGCCTGGACCTCGGTCATGCCGGCCGCGGCGATCGCGCCGCGGATGCGCTTGTGCGCGATGTCCCGGGAGGCGAAGCGGGTGATGCTCGAGTCGGAGATCGCGTTGAACACGGCGACGAGCTGCGGGCCGGTCAGGTCTTTGATCGTGGCGGTCATCGAAGGCGCTCCTCTTGGGGTTGCGAACGCAGCGAGAGATAATCGGGGGTTGGTACTATGCCAACAAATCTCTCGCGTTGGTGGCGCGCTGCTGGAGCATGAGGCGCATGCTGGGCGAGCATCGTGGCTGACCAGCCAGCACAGGCGATGGGCCAACGCGAGTACGCCCGTCATCGCGGGGTCGACCACAAGGCGGTAGCGGCTGCGATCCGGACCGGCCGCATCTCGACCTTGCCCGACGGCAAGATCGACCCGATCAGCGCCGACCGTGAGTGGGAGGCGAACACGCACCCGGGCTACCAGCCGCCGAGGGGGGAAGGCGACGGCGCCGCGGACCGCGCCAAGACCGGATTCGCGGTGCTCCGCGTCGCAAAGGCGAAAGAGGAGCTCGAGGCGCTTCGGATCGACAACGCGAAGAAGCGCGGGGAGCTGATCGACGCGGGCGAGGCGCGGATCGCGATCTCGAACAGCGCCCGGATCTTTCGCGAGGCGATCCTGAACATCCCGGACCGGCGCGGCCATGAGATCGCGGCGGAACTCGGGGTCGATACGAGGGCGGTCGCGGCGGTGCTCGACAGGATCCTCCGCGAGACCCTGATCGAGGTCGCGGACACGCCGCTGACGATCGGCTGATGAACGCGCCGGCCCCGACCGACTCGATGCGGATCGCGCATCAGGCGTGGAGCGACGCGGTCCGGCCCGATCCGGCGATGACGGTGTCGGAATGGGCCGACGCGAAGCGGATGCTGCCGAGTTCGGCCGCGGCCGAGCCGGGCCGCTGGCGGACCAGCCGGACGCCGTACCTGCGCGAGATCATGGACGACCTGTCGCCGACCTCGACGGTCGAGCGGGTCTACGTGATGAAGGGGACCCAGGTCGGGTTCAGCGAGGCGGGGCTCAACTTCGTCGGGTTCGTCATCGAGCACGCGCCGGGCCCGACGCTCTACGTCCTGCCGACCGTCGAGACGATCAAGCGGTTCAGCAAGGGCCGCGTCGAGCCGATGATCGAGGCGACGTCGGCGCTCCGCGCCAAGATCGCGCCGGCCCGTTCCCGCGACGCCGGGAACACGATGCTGCAGAAGGATTTCCCGGGCGGGACCCTGGTGCTGACCGGCGCGAACAGCGCGGTCGGGCTCCGGTCTATGCCGGTCCGGTACCTGGCCCTGGACGAGGTCGACGGCTATCCGGCGAGCGCCGACGAAGAGGGCGACCCGGTCAACCTGGCGATCAAGCGCACCGACACGTTCCGGTCGCGCCGGAAGATCTTCGCCCTCTCGACGCCGCTCAAAAGGGAAACCTCGCGCATCGAGAAGATGTTCCGCGAGGGCGATCAGCGTTACTACCACGTCGCCTGCAAGCACTGCGACGCGCCGCAGCCGATCATCTGGGGCCAGATCCGATACGAGCCGGACCGGCCCGAGTCCGCGGTGTTCGTCTGCCGCGAGTGCGGCGGGGTCCACGAAGAGCACGACAAGCCGCGGCTCCTGTCGGAGGCGAACGGGGCGCGCTGGGTTGCGACGGCGCCGGTCAACGGCCGGATCAGGTCCTACCACCTGTCGGCGCTCTACAGCCCCTGGAAGACCTGGGCCGATTGCGTCGACGAATGGATCAAGGCGCAGCGCGACGCCGCACTGCTCCAGGTCTTCGTCAACACCGTGCTCGGCGAGACCTGGGACGAGATCGACGGCGAAGAGATCGACGCCGAGGGGCTGATGCTGCGGCGCGAGGATTGGGGCGATCGCGTCCCGGCGCGCGCCGCGCTCGTGACAGCCGGGGTCGACGTCCAGCCGGACCGGCTCGAGGTCGAGCTTGTCGCCTGGGGCCGCGACGAGGAGTCCTGGTCGATCGACTATCGGGTGATCTACGGGGACCCGAACGAAGGGCAGGTCTGGCAGGACCTGACCGAGTACCTCGAGCGCGACCTGCCGCACGCCTCGGTCGACGACGTCCGGGTCGCCGGGGTCTGCATCGACACGGGCGGCGCCAACACCCAGGCGGTCTATGCGTACTGCCGCGGCAAGGAGAAGCGGCGGATCTGGGCGATCAAGGGCGTGTCCGGCGCAAAGCCGGTCTGGCCGAAGCGTCCGAGCAAGGCGGCCAAGGGCAAGGTGAACCTCTACGCGGTCGGGGTCGACACCGCGAAAGAGACCGTGACCTTGCGGTTCGCGAACGCCGGCGAGGACGGGCCGGGCGGCTTCCACGTCCCGACCGACCGCGACCGGACCTGGTTCGACCAGATCACCGCGGAGCGGCTCCGGACCAAATACCTGCGCGGCTTCCCGGTCCGATACTGGTGGAAGCCGGACAACCGGCGAAACGAGGCGCTGGACTGCCGGGTCTACGCCTACGCGGCGCTGCAAGGGCTGATCGCGATGGGCGTGCAGCTCAACCGGCACGCCGAGCGGGTCGAGCGCGCCGCGGCGCTCCGGGCCGAGGCCGAGCAGGCCGCGCGGGCCGCGGCCGCGCCGGTCCCGGTGCCGGCGCAGAACGACGTCGCCGCGGCGGCTCGGCGGGTCGCGCTGCGCCGGCGGGGCCGCGTCGCGGTCCGATCGACACACGTCTAGGAGGCGCCATGCCAGCGACCCTCGAGGAGCTCGGCGCGCAGCGCGACGGGCTGCTGCGCGCCAAGCGGTCCGGCGTCCTGACGATCCGCCACGGCGAGAAGACCGTGACCTATCGGTCGGTCGCCGAGATCGACAAGGCGCTCGCCGACCTGAACGACGAGATCGCCGAGGTCGGCGGGACGCCGCGCCGGCGGCGCCGCGTCCTGGCCTTCCAGGTCAGCAAGGGGCTGTGATGGCGGACAAGCCGCGGTACCGGGTCAAGGCCCCGAGCGTCCGGCCCGTCCCGGGCGCGACCGAGG